GCCTGACGGTCTTGACGGCAACCGCCGATCCATTTATCGCCGCGCCAAGCGCCGCATCGACATACCCGACGTTAGCGTCGTTTCCGCCGTCGTAGTCGAGGCAATAATACCGCGCGCTTGTGTAGCGCTCTGGAAGCAAAGAGTCTATCTGTAGCGCGTCCACCTCGGCCGCTATCGCGTTCGCTTGCGCTTCTACGGCGTCAATGTGCGCCTCTGCGGCGTCAATCTGCGCCTGTAGCGAGCTTGTTTCGCCGTCTGGCGATTCCATGAACGCCTGGATTTCGGCATCGCGCGCCTTGATGCGGTCCTGTATCCGGTTGATATCGTCCGGCTTTACCGTGTCCCCGCTTAGTCGTAGCGGAGAGAACAAGCGGCTAGAACTCATTTGCCACCACCGTGCGCATCACGAACGCCAGTGCTTCCGATTCCGCCATGCCCGCGTTCCGTATCGGACAGGCTATCAGCTTCGACAAGCTCGATGTCGGGCAGCTTAGCAAACACGGCTTGGGCAATCCTGTCGCCGACCCTGATTCGAAACCTATCGTCAGACTCGTTACGCAATATCACTTTTACCTCACCCCTGTAATCAGCGTCTACCGTTCCCGGGCTGTTCGCGACCACGATTCCACGTGCGGCAAGGCCCGATCGTGAGCGTATTTGCATCTCGTATCCAGACGGAAACTCGACCGAGAACCCCGTGGGGACGATCGCCGTTTCTTGCTGCTCGATTATCACGTCCTCAGACGCGCGAAGATCCCAGCCAGCGGCGCCCGCGCTCGCACGGACAGGCATCGAGCCGCCTTTCAAAAGCTTCACGTTGACCCTCATGCTAACGGTAATCCCATGGAACATCTGACGGGTTCCCAGGTGCTAGGTAAACATCGCCCACGCGCGCGGGCCTGCTCGAATCGCGCTCGACGTGTGACAGTATCCCGGCCCTAATCTGCGCCTGCTCGCGCTGTAACGCGCTTGAGTCGCTTTCTTCTTTCGCGAGCATCTTGATCGCAGCCCCAAGCGTAACAAACGCCTCCCATCCGTTCGGGACGGATATCGAGTCGCCATCAACCGAAAGCACGGGCCTTTCAGGCACGTAATAGGCGCGGTAATCCCCCGCTGCGTTCTCGAACGGATGAACTTCTATCGTAGAGCCGATCAAAATGTAACCCCTGTACCCTATGCCGTTTCGCTCACTGAACGGCACGCGCTCAAGCTCTAGCCTGTTCGACGTGTCGGGATTCCGTTCCAAGCTGCGCAGCTTGTATAGCGATGTCGGGAACGTGTATCGATAACCGCTCGCTCCGCCTGCTAGCGAAAAATCAACGGACGAAAGAAAGTAATCCGCTGTGACAAGTATGTCATACAGCTCGCCCCAAGACTCGTTGACGTAAACGTTCACCTCGGCATCACCAATAAAGCCACCTGATTCCATGTCGGCACGCTGGCGACTTCTTGATCGCAGTGACGCCAAGGCGAACGTTGCCATTGTTTAGTCTTCCTTTTCTTCTTCGTCTTCTCCGTATTTGCACGCTTCGCTCAAGAGCTTGAACGTCTTGAGTATCGCACGCGTATCGCCGTTCTCTATGGCGCGACGAAAAGCGTTCGCAGCGGCAAGTTGCCCGGGATTCTCGTTCTCGTCGCCTTCCGCCACCTCTTCGGGCTCGTCGCCTTCGAACATGGTCTTAGACGTTACGCGCTTCGCCTTGCCTTGCGGAGCGGGAGCCTGCTTTGCAAGCACGATTGCGAGTGACGGCGCCTTGCCGCTCATCATGACGCCACCGGCACGTTAGAGCCGTTAATCACAAGCAGCACGCGTGCGCCATCGGCAAGCTCGGCATCTGCACGAGAAGCATCGGCAGCAAGGCAAAACTGCAAGTCAAACCCCGTCGCGGTTAGGTTACGGATGAATGACACGAGGCCTTTGCTTGCAGTGTAAGCCGCATCGGCGGGGCCTACAATCGTCGCAGTAACTCCAAGCACGCGAGCAAGACGCTCGGCATTGCTGTACGTGATGGTATAGCGCCCGACTTTACCAGCGGTCTTAACAATCGAGAACCCTTCGCCATATACAGCGTTTGCAGCGGTGGAAAGCGTTCCGTTCGTAGTGGTCAAAAACTCGCCATATAGACAAACCGCCTCGCGATTAGTCGATTTCGGCTCGTAAAAAATCTTGTTCATTGGATGTATCCCTTTCGTTACAAAAGTGCCACACAAGCGCGCCCAACCTCCCCATGAGCACCATTTGGCGGGTCGAGCGCGCTTGCTAGGCGAATCAGTTAGCTAGCCAGTTGTACGCACCCGTTCCAGGCCGGGGCTTCGCATGCAAGGTTAGCGTAATACTTGTGACGGATCTCAATGCCGTCACTGTTGCTTATGCGCAACATAGACATACCATCACCATTGTCAATCTTGGGCACCTTGCCAAGGCTGCAAAGCTTCCAGGTGTCAAGCTGTAGCATGTACGCTCGACGGGCCGGGCAGTTTTGATCGGGCAAAACCGTAATCGGACCATTGGGGCCATTGATTACGATGCCTTCAAACGCAATCTTTGCATCGGTTTCGACCGTTGCACGTTGCACCTTGCTGTACTCCAAACGTTGCAGCGCCGCAAAATTCGCGTAGTTCATGAAGCAGTAATCAGGCGCTCCGCCTTCACGCGCGATGAGGCTTGACAGATTGTAGAGCGCTTCATTGATCGGCAACGTCGAGCCGTCGAGCCATTGGCCAGACATGCGAGAGTCAAGCGTGCGGTCTTGGCCGAAGAACGCCGTCGACGTGGCTCCGCCATAGGGGAGCCAGTCTTCGAGGCCGGCAATCTTAAGGCGCGCAGGCGATGCCGTGTCTTGGCGATCGCCGCGAATGAAAATGAAATCGCCCTGGGCAATCGCCGCGATGCCTGCCGACAAGTTGCCGGTCATCGTCACAACGCCAGTGTTACGGTTAACCGACTGTACCGTCAGCGACCCAGCGCGGAGTGCGCCAGAGTCTTCAGCCGCTGCAACGCGGACAACCATGTCACGCTCGAAATTCGTTACAGCCTCAGGATCTTGGTTGGTGCCATCGCCAAGGGTCAAGGTCGTCACGCCAAACGAAGAGTTGTGGACGCGTCCAATGGCGCCCCATCCTCGACGATACAGCGACACGGCAGCCGAGCGCGTGAGTGCGCGGATGGCGCCGTCAATCTCGGCCTTGCGTGCGCTCATGAACGCCCCGCTATTGCCTTCAGACGCTTCGATCACCTCGTTCGTGAGCTGAACAACTTGGTAATCGCTTACACGGGTAAGGCTAAACTTCGCATATTTGCCTTGGCCTGCCACCCCGCCGGTTTGCGCATCGGCAAACGTCGCGCTTCGACCCTGGGGCGTACCATAGACGACCGGAACCGGCATTACATCGCCGAAGAACTTTTCGAATTTGGGCACCAAGGCGAAAAAGGGGTTTCGCGCGTAGGTGAGGTTATTCATGCGCTGCTCAGTGTAGAGCTCCTTAAGCGCGCCATCAAAGCTTGCTAAATCTAAACCCATGACTCAACTCCTATGACCAGCGTAACAGGCTTGCTGCACGCTCTAAATCGTCGGCCGATCCATTGACACGGGCACTTGCCGCCAATGTGGCCGATCCTGCTGTTGACCTAGCAGTCAACGATTTCGCTTGCTGGTGAACGGTTGACCCCGCGTTTGCTGGTGCGGGCAATATTTTTGACTGTAACTTTTTTGCCTTGAGCAGGGCGATGGCTTCTTGCTCAAGGTGCGCCTCGACTACGCGGGCAATGTCCTTGATATCAGGCACAACCCCGTGAATCTCGTAGTACTGGGCAATCGTATCGTAAACAAGCCCGTCGGCCTGCTTGGCCGCGATAAGCTCGAATTCGTCGGCATGCTCGCGTAGCGTGCTTGAAACGACCGCTCGCGCGTTCTCTTCGCTCGCCTTGGCCGCTGCTTCCATGGCCGCTTCTTGAGCCGACTTTTTGCGCTCCTCCTCGGCTTTGAAACGCCCGTCAATCTCAGCAATGCGGGCTTCGAGTGCGGCAACTTCAGGGCTCTTTTGCGAGCCGATAACGGCATCAACAAAGCCGTCATCGAGCGCTACGCCAAGGTCTTCGGTGAAAAAGCGATACGCTTCAGCCGGGTTGGATTTGACCTTTTCGATCTTTTGCTGATACGCCTTGACTTGCTCAAGCTCTTTCATCTGCGCATCGAGCGCGGCACGCTCTTTCGCTAGGCCCTTCGCCTCGGTCAGCACTTTTCGATGTTGGCGCGCGATAGCCGCGAACCGCTCCGCCTCCTCGATTTCGCTAGGAGCCGCCTTGGTTTCCGTGGCGGCATCGGCGGTCTTGGCGACCTCGGCGGTCTTGGTTTCCGTGGTGACGCCGGCAGGCGTGGTGGTCTCGGCATTGGTAGTGCTCATGCGGTTATCCAATTTGTCACGCTTGCGGAACCGGCACGGGCGTAGCTTCTGGCATGGGCGGCATGGGCGGCATGGGCGGCATGGGCGGCATGGGCTGCACGGGCGGAGCCGAGTCTTGTTTGATACGCTTGCGCAGCCTGTCGCACTCGTTAACCCATCTGTAAAGCTTGCGCAGATTCTCGGGCTTCGTGCCGTCGAGCTTTGATCGCGTAGCGTATTGATGGCCTAGCCTTATCGCAAGGTCGAGATCCATGTACGGCTCTGGCGCTTCATACTTGCCGCTCGTAAGCATGTTCTCGATGCATCGGCGAATGTCGTTCAGCGATGCCGTTTCGAGGCTTATCGGCGTTTCGGTGTCCGCGATATCGAGCATAGACAGCGCCCATGCCTTATCGACGAATCCGCTCTCCACAAGCTCTTGCGCTTTTTGCAAGCGTGCGCCTGGCGTAGTCGGGAGCAACGAAGCGGCCATTGGGCGGACAACATACAGATCTTCATCTAGGTCAACGTCCTTGAAGCCGATGCGCTTTATGAGCGCCGTTCCCGGGGCCTTGACCGCGAGTTTTCGATCTGTAGCGTAAAGCGACTTGGCCACGTCAACGATACGCTCTGCAATCTCGCAATGAAAGCGCTCGAATTGCTGGCCCACCACGACGAAGCGCTCGCTTTCGATGTCATGGAACTCGCGCATAGCCGCGCCTGAATTGATGCCTTCTGGCTTCCGCGCTGTAGCGGATAGCATGCTGATACCTGTAATCTCGAAGGCCTTGTTATAAAGCCGCTCAAGCTGTGAGTAGATTTCCCCGCTCAAAGCTTGAGCCACTTCGCGCCTTGGCGGCGTTCCCGCATACTCAACGATCGCGCCGATTTCGTTCGTCAAGTGGGCCTTGTTGACCTTGCTGCCCTTCTCGACGTACGTGACAGGGTTTCCATAAAGGTGCTGTGCACGCTGGACAACAAACAAGAGCTTGTTGATCTCAAGCTGAAGCCCGATCAACTGCTCCGCTATGCCTTGGCCCCATATGCCAGTTGGGCGATTGTTCCACGTGAAAAACGAGAATGGGAACCGCTGTAGCGTCCATGGTTCGAGCGCAAGGGTAGCGCCATCTATCACTACGGCACGGCGCCCGTCGCCCGCGTCTTTGCCACGCGGCAAGTGCCAAGCCTCGATGATAGGCACCATCTCACTTGTGCGCGAATCGCCGAACCAGCTCGCGCTTCCGGTTGCCATTCCGATCGCGCGCTTCGCCTCTTCGTTGGTGCCGAATAGCTCCAAGAGCACGTCTCGATAAACGTACTTTCTTTGGTACATCGTCCTTGGCTTGCCGTAGATAGCTTCACCATCGTCAACGAATATCTCGAACGGAAGCACGCGCTCAACGCTTATGGCGCCGTCATCGGGTGCTACCTTGACCACGCCTGTCCCCCATATGCACGCATCAACGAACGCACGTTGGGTCTGCGAATAGGCGTCGTTATAGTGGAACACGCCATCAACGAACGACGTAAGGCCCTTGGCGCGCTCGCCATGCTCGCGACTGGCGCCGTCCGTAACAAACACGGTGCGCGGCTTGCTCTTCGCAATCTTTGCCGTTGCCGTGTCGATGCAAGCCTGCACGACGTTGTAGCTTAGGCGCTTCGCGGGGTCGTCACTGTTGAACCCGAAGCTGCTCGGCGAGCGCACAAGGCCCGATTGATACAGGCTATCGAGACGCTGGTTCGCGTACAAGCGGGCAAATCGGATGAAATCGCCCGCCCGCGACGATTGATCCGTTTCGATCTGCCCGACCGCCGCGCTTATCGTGTCGTGGATATTCTTGGCGCCGTCATCCCACCATCGCCCGCTTGTGCTCGGGTTCTTCGAGCGCGTGTTTACCCTGCGCTTGATCCTGTCCGTTACGGGTCCCGATGTAACAATCTTGGCCATTATCGCGCCACCTTCTCATGCCCGAACAACTCGGCATCTAGGCGCTCCGCTGCAAGGCGTATCTCTTCCGCTGCATCCTTGATCGTCGCCTTGGTGTCTTCTTGCTGCGACACTGGTGCAAGCGAGACAGAAAAGATGCCGGTAAGCTGAAACTCTTTGGCTCCGTGCTTGCGTAGCACGGTTAGCATGTCGTCAATTTCGCTTGGGGTCACATGTTACGTCGATTTGTCACGCCATTCGTCTAGTATATCGCTAGCGGCCTGTCGGACACCCGCGCTTGGATCGTGGGCAGCCATGCGCTCCAAGATTGCGACCACGGCGCCGTCAAGGTGGTGCGACAACCCGTAAATCACACCCTCGCGCAAGACCGCGCTTTTGTCCTGTAGCATCGGGATCAAGACGGCTCGAACCGCATCACCATTAGAGCTCGCCCTCGCGTAGTCCTCGATAACAAACGTGAGCGCACTAGTCACGCTAAAACACCCACCCCCCGTAATCGTCCTCAAGCGCCTGCGCCATGCGCTCCGCTTCTTCGCGCTGTATCTCGTCTTGCCGCTGGTCTTCGGTCATAGGCTCATCTACAGACTCGGCCCAAGCCGAACACTTGCGATACGCGTAAAGCACGGCATCCGTAATGTCACTGTGATAACCGCCGGGCTTCTCGGCGAGCAGGCCGATGCGCGCTTTGACGGGGTCGCGCTGCACGCGCTTCGTATCCTCTGCGAACATCCCATTTAGATCGTACTTGATATCACCGCGCCTAATCGCAGTGTTAAGCAGCGCGATGTGAGCGGATTTCTGCGCCTTGTCCGTGGGTTCGAGCGGCAAGCCGTGGCGCTTACGAAGCTCTTCGGCCACCATCTTACCAAGGCCGCCTTGGTCTATCACGCACGCATCTGGGTTGTAGCGCTCGACTATCGGGGCAATCATCTCGGCCACACCGGTTACATCGAGCCCTGTGCAGGCTGACTCGTGCACGAGCGTAACGGCTCGCGATCCTGCCTGCCAGCCTAGCACCGCACACGCCGTAGCGTCGTCATGCCCAAGGTCCACGCCTAGGATGTACGACCATGCGCCCGCCTGCTCACTGGGCATGTTTTGCGGGCCGCCTTGGGCGAAGAGAAGGCTTTCGGTGTCTTCGATATCCTGGCCTAAGATCTCGCGAAGATACGTTGGATCGGTATCCGTCCATCCGTTTTCGTCGCGTATCTCCGCGAGCACATCCTCAATCGAACGACCGCTAACTACAGCGGGAAGCTGCGAATTGTCCATCACTGTCCACTTGTGCCGGTCCCAAAGGTGCGCATCTTTGCCCGCGTAACATTCAAAGAAACGCCCGCTCCGCACCGGCGGAGGTGTGCCGACCAGCCACATTTCACCGCCGCGATCAAGTAACGCGGGCGATATGACGTTGCTTATCAGCGGAATCAAAACGCGGTCCGGGATAGACTGCGCTTCGTCGATTACCGCGCGGTCGTAGTGCTTGCCGCGGATCTTGTCTATTTCC